CTACATTGCAGTAGTCCCCTCTTTCCCGGTGGTTAGCCGGTACATTCCTTAGAGGAAAACTCCTCTTCGGTTCGTGTAAAGACGTCTTACCGTTGTGCCCCTAGAGCCCCTTATTACAGAGGTGTCTACGGGTCCTTCTGCCGACGCACGGCTATAAGCCGTGTAAGCTGGCATAAGGATGTCACCTAGAGGATACTCTCGCGAGTCCCTTTTTGGTAACAGTGCATATGAACGGAAGTAACCACCATCCCATCCACGTCGTTGAACAACTCTAGGAACCCTCAAAGAATACGTGCCGACCAAATGGCCGTCGCCGTACCCATCAGGACCCCAGAGCCGCCCTTTTCGATTGGTCCACCGTAAGCAAAGGTTTGCGATCTCTCGCTCGCCTCGGCGTACAGCCCAATTGTGAAAGGAATAGAGAACTTGGTCACTCATCTCCTTACGGAGATAGAATGGCCTGACGTCGTAACCAAGGAAGTAGTCCGCCCCACACGACTCCCGAAAGGGACCATGTGAGAAAGACTTTTTAGGATTCACGTCGAATCCACAATAGGCAAGAACCCTCTCAGCCAATTCATAGGCGAAAGAGGGAACGATGAGATCATCGCCGTACACCCCTAAGGGGGTGTCCAAATTGCCAACTTCCCCTTTATGACGCAGATGAGCAAGGACACCGCTCATTAAGCCAAAGAATATTAAACTCTCTAGCTCAAAGGTGTATCCATTACCCATCGAGGAAAACTTCTCCAGTTCATGGATAGTTCCCTCGTACTCAATCTCACCTGACCTACAAGCCGACAGAAGGTCGACCCAGTCAGGAGGAAGGAGGTTGAGTACTAAACCGATGGCAACCGTATCGCTAGCCGATTTGAGGTCGATTGTGGCCAGAAGACCACTCTCACTACCTCTCCGAGCCAGTTCCTGGTTCCGGGTTTGGTCATAAAGATCAACCCCAAACTTACGTAAACGCTTCTTCATATGGAGACCGATACCCTTTTGGAAAAGGGAATTTAAAACCGGTTCCACACAAATAGGCCTATAAGTTTTGGAGTTTTTTGGCACAAAGCAGAGGCGAGCCGCATGGACATCCACAGGAACGGAAAATTGGAACGACCCGACTTCGTCAGGTTCTCCAACCCGTTCGCCAATAGTGGACACCCAAAGGGGAAGTTCTTCGAGGAACTCACCCAAATGCGGGAGCATGTCTTTGCTACACGCCATCCTGGCCGACAGCTTACTACGAGAGTTCGCCGCCGAACCTTTGACGTTAGTCGTCGCCCCAGGTCCAAAGAAGAAATCCAAAGAACCAAGACTAGGGACAGGGCCTAACACTTCAGCGATTTTACGTACAGCGTAGTGCAATACTGCGCTAACGTCCCTATCGGGACACGGAAGTGTCAAACGCAAGTTTGTGTCTTGGCATTTCTTCTCAGCCTCAATGAAAGCACGGACCGCTCTTTTCTCTTTATCGTACCCCAGATCGAAGACATCTTGTTTCTCAACAAGCGCTGCAATCTGACGCGCGTAAAGATAATCATTACGGTCATGCCCCCGTTGGTAGTCGAAATCAATTTCAACTACGTCCCGGAACCTACCAGCTTGGATTAAGCGATTAAGCTTAGCTGATAGGGGTCCTCCGAGATCGGCACAGACCTGAGAAACTTCGGCCAAGAACTTCCTGTGAAGGTCTTGGCCTCGGAGCTCATGCCACTTCATAGTTCCTCCTTATGGAACAGCGCCTGTTAAGGCTTTAGTGGTGGGAGCGTAGGTTCCTAACTAACTAGTTAGGAATTACTACGCTGATGAAGAACTGCGGCGCGAACGCCGTTGAGTTCTTCCACGCGTCACCTGCGGCCGTATTGGCCAAGGTGCCTGTTGCAGTGGTAGACGAGGCCCCTTGAAGGGACCCAATCATCATCTTCACCAGGTTGGCTCGGTCGGCAATCGTCGATCGGCCGTCAGCGAACATCGTAAAGATGCCCGTATTGACGTACGCGACCTTCGGCGGCGCGACATAGCCTGCTGATGTACCCGAAGCTCCGAGAGTCTCCATTACTGGGACTTCCAACTTCGCTGTAAGCTTGTATGCTCCCGACTTCGTCCGCTCCTGGCTGATCGTGAGTTTCGGCTGTCCATCCAAAGGGATGGAAGCATCAGTCCCACGCCAGATCGGCGACGGAGTATCGGTAACAGGAACAAGCGTCCACTCTTTTGGGGTGGCAGCGTCATCTTTGACAAGGATGTTGGTCATTTGGGGCATATAGCCCTCCACTTGGAGTTGATGAAAAGAAAGAATCAAACATCACTTCAGACGTTGATGGAACAACGAGATCGCCGAGAAAATCCTCCTCGGAGACATCGCCGCCGGCAATCCCACGAACGTTGGCCGCTGGGCATTCAACCCAGTAGTTATCGCTCGTGTCACAGATTGCCCACTCTCAGTCCGCCTAGCACCTTTGTAATTAGCCATCTTGGCATATCCAAAGGCAGCAGCATACTCGGTAAACGTAGTCGTTCGAAAACGGCCACGAAGAAACGGGATCACTCCCAAATTCTCCAAGTATGTTCCGATTGGAAGGAACCAATCGAGGACAAAGCTGTATGGGATCAATTCCCATGCAACCGAGAGAGGGTCTAGCAAACCCAAGCTTCGAGGAACGCTTAGTTGCTCTTCCATCTCGTATACTATAGTCCTGGTAGTCCTTTTGGAACCAGGGTAATAGTAACCAGACGGACTTGCCGAGTAGTCTTTCGACTCCGCGACAGACCCGCTAACCTTTACAACGGACCTCCTCTCCGCCGTCATCTCCGCGAAAGCCTTCATGGCCTCGTGAGAATCGGACAAGAGAGGCAGCCAGCCGTATTGGAGCTCCAACCACCTTCCAGAAATGTCTTTCCCTTTTAAAGGGGTATAGACTCTGGACTGTGAGCTTAGCTGCCTTGCGGCAGCCTCGAAATTCCCATGTTTCAGGGAAACCAAGCTACGTCCAATCCTACCGATGTTGGAAACCACAAGATCGACGGTCTGTCGACCTTGAGCGACGTTAACCGCAAGGTTAAAGTCGTGGTTCTTAATTTTGGATACCAGCTTCGACTGAAGTTTTAATTCAGCTTGGCTGTCCCAAATCGAGGCGCCAGATCCAGTTCCGCCGACGACATCGCCGACGGATGACTGGAAAGACTGGTAATAGCGAGTCATGGAATAATTATTCCACTTATCTCGCTTACGCCCTCCAACAGTCTCGTATCGCCCGTCCCCGCCGGACCAGCTCTTTTGGAGCCGTTCCGTACGGGCTGGGTATCCACCCGATCCGGGAATACTACCGGTCGTCATTTCACACCTTAATAGGAGATCTTTTCACCCGCATCGTCGCGGGCTACGTGATCCTCAGCAGGCAAATCCCACACCTCCTTAACTGAAGGGTGAGACATACGTGCGTCCGGGGACAGTTTCCGGGAGATACTCTGCAAGACAGCATCGCCTTGGTAATAACCAAAAGCAGAGCTGACAATTGCAAGAATCAACCCAACTGTCCTTTTCGAAACGTACATAAGGCCTCCTGATGTGATAGTGCGCCAGACTTGTGAAAGTCTGGTGGCTTCGCTGACGAGCGAAGCGACAGTGCCCTT